CATATGCACAAACAATTACAGGTGCAGGTGCAACATTTCCCTTTCCTGTCTATTCTAAATGGGCAGATGCTTATCTAAAAGAAACTGGTGTTCAGATCAACTATCAAAGTGTTGGATCAGGTGCAGGTATTAAACAGATTCAAGCAAAGACAGTTACGTTTGGTGCTACTGATATGCCTCTTTCTCAAGAGCAACTTGATAAAGACGGATTATTCCAGTTTCCAACAGTGATTGGTGGTATTGTTATCTCTTATAATGTAGAAGGTGTAGATAATCTCATTCTATCTGGTGATGTAGTCGCTAACATCTATCTTGGTAAGATTAAGAAGTGGAATGATCAGGCAATTAAGGCTCTTAATCCTGATAAGAACCTTCCTAATGCTAATATTTCTGTAGTAAGAAGATCAGATGGATCAGGCACAACATTTATCTTTACTGAATATCTCTCATCAGTATCAGAACAATGGAAGAAAGATATTGGTTCTGGTGTATCAGTAGAATGGCCAGTTGGTGTTGGTGCAAAAGGTAATGATGGTGTAGCTGGCAATATAGGTCAGACAAAAAACTCCATTGGTTATGTTGAGTATGCTTTTGCTAAACAGAACAAACTTAGATATGCAAGTCTAAGTATTAATCAAATTGCAGTGGTAGCTAGTAAACAGTCCTTTCAAAATAATACATGGCCTATCACTGCTCCTACATATATTGTAATGCATAAAAATCCTACTGATGTGCAGGCTCAAAAAACCGCTTTAAAGTTTTTTGAATGGGCGTATAATAATGGCGATGATATAGCCGATCAGTTAGACTATATTCCTCTTTCTAAAGAAGTTAAAGATAAGATTGTGAAAGGTTTTTGATATGAAAGAATCTGATGATTATAAGCGTGGGTGGTATGATGGGTATCAAGCGGGACAAAAAGATAGTTTTAGACCTCCTGTAACTTATCCAGCTATACCAGTTACAGTGATGAGTAGTGTATGTGGTACTTGTGGTATTGATTTTAGTAATAAGACTTGGGGCTATGTATGTAATCATCCAAACTGTCCATCTAAGATTACAGCACAGAGATCATATACTATTGGTGGTGCTGGTGCTAGCGGAGGTCCTATTGGCGGTGCTGGTATGAGTAATTTTCCACTTGGTGCTAATGGTCCAGCAGGTAATATGAATAGTGACTACTGATATTAAATTATATCTTAATGAAACTTACGGTGATTGTGAATTAGAGTCTTGTGAGTGTATTCTGAATAAAGTATGGTATGGTACAGGATGTCCTAATTGGAAACCATTTGGGTATAATTCATTTGAAGAAATGACGTCTAATTTAGAACAAATAAGAAACAAAGTAGAAAATAGCATAAGAAGAGGTAAAAAATGGACTGGGAATTAGTAATTAATACTATTAGCGATATTATTAAAGATGATTCTCTTAGAGAAGAAATTTATCGTAAGATGCTAGAAGAAACACAGGACTTTGATAGATCAGAAGATTGTCTAGGAGAAGATGATGTGTTTGATAGAATCTGGGAAGAGCTCTACGATGAATACGAAGAAGAAGAAAACACATACGACGATAATGATGATTTCGGGTATGATGATGACTAATAAATAAAGGATGAGAATAATTGGAATTGATTACAGTTTATCTTCCCCTTGTATATGTATTTGCGATGCTGATAATTTCAGTTTCTCAAACTGCAAATTCTATTTCTTGACTGATATTAAAAAATACGATATAGACATAGATAATTTACAAGGCGATATGCATTCTCATTATTTTACAGAAGAAGAACGTTTTAATAATATAACACAATGGGTGCTTGATAAATTAAAAGAAGGTGATATAATTTATATGGAAGGTTATTCCATGGGCTCAACTGGCAGAGTCTTTAATATCGCCGAGAATGCTGGTTTATTAAAACATTATCTATGGAAAAGAAAACATACATATAATATAGTACCTCCTACAGTAATAAAGAAATTTGCTACTGGAAAAGGTAATGCTAATAAACAGTTACTTCAAGAATGCTTCGAAAAAGAAACTGATTATTATATTAAAACCAAATTATCAATGACTGATAAACAATCTAATCCTTCATCAGATATCATTGATAGTTATTACATATGTAAATATGGCGTTAACATGGAGAATAATAATGCTTAGTTGGTTAAAGAATTGGTTGTTTGGAAAAGCTGACGTTAATAAGGACGGTCAGGTTAATATGACCGATGCTAAGATTGTTGCAGAGAAGGCCGCTGTTGCAGCTGCACCTGTAGTTGAAAAGGCGGCCGAAGCTGTAGCAGTAAAGGCAACAAAGGTTGCTACTAAGGCTAAAGCGAAGGGTAAGGCCAAGGGTGGAACAAAGAAGTAAGAAGATACGAGTTTGTACGGAAGCAGGCAGCACTATACCTGTTATAGTTGGTGACTGCCCTGCTTGCAATATAGGTGATAGAACTCTCATTCTACTAGGATACTTACCTAGTTTTATGGGACCTGCTCACAATGAATTATTTTTTAAATGTGTCTGCTGTCAAGAAATGACAGTAAGACGTGTATTTGAAGTAGCAGAGGAATAGATTATGGCAGTTAGTAAGAGAAGTAAGTACACCTCAAAAGGTGAACGTTCATCTATGAATAGAAAAGTAACTAACTCTATTCGTAAAGATAGACCAATTGGCGATCGTCTTCTCAATCAAATGAAGGCTTGGTCTAAAGGCAAACGCACTATGGTTACCATAGAAAATCCTAACAAGAATGAAACTAATAAGCGCTTCATTCGCGTAGAAGGTAACGACACACGAGCATTCGGACCGTGGCGTAAAGAAAGAGAATAATAATGATTAGAATCTATGGTAGAGAGAACTGCAATTATTGCAGACTCGCAGTTGAACTTATGGAAAGTACTGGTATGAACTATGCTTATTCAAAAGTAGGTGAGGATATCGGTATTAATGAAGTGAGAGAGCTGTTCCCTAATGCAAAAACAGTTCCTATTGTTGAAGTGAATGGAGAATGGATCGGTGGATATACAGAACTTAAGCAGTACATTGAAGAAACAAGAAACGTCGATGGCAACGCGTTCTAAATCCGTTCTAGTTGAAATGCTTAAGCAAGGCATTGTCAATTTAAAATTTACTAAATCAGATGGTACAGAACGTACCATGAAGTGTACATTGGTTGATAGTTATATTCAACCGCATGAAAAGAAGACTGAGAGAGTTAAGAAGTCAAACGAACATACTCTTTCAGTATGGGACATCGAGAATAATGGATGGCGTTCATTTCGCTTTGACTCAGTTATTGAATTTAATAAATAATTGAAATCGTTTTCAATAACAGGTTAGAGTAGATGTCAGATCCAATTACAACACCACTTATGGTTAAAACAGTATCAGGCGTAAGTGGTTTAGTCGGTGGAGTTTCTTTCATGGCTTTTTATCGTCCGAAAAATGTATGGGACGCAGCTGTTAGATCTGGTCTAAGTACTACAGCGGCGATAGTTTTTGCTCCTATTATTTGCGATTACCTTGAAAAGCCTCACTCGTTGGATAATATGATAGCAGTTTCAGTCGCACTAGGATTTAGTGCATGGAGTATACTCTCACTAGTTGCTAGATTTCTAATTAACATTCAAGACGAAAAAACAAATATTAAATTACCTGAATTCTTAGAAAAGAAATAATACTCTTATATTATAGGTTTTGTTATGGAAAAAAATGAATTGAACCAAAACGCTCGGGGCGGTACCGAGCTTATGCAAGAGCGTCTTCACAGCTCGCTACCAAAAGAACTTCTCGATCAATTTCAAATTATACCATCACGTGTTAGAGATCTAGATCCTAACAAGAAGAAGATTCTTTGGCTTCATGATCTTCCTAACGATCCAGAGTCAGCACATCTGGCAGATAATGATTTGCGTAAACGCTTTGATAAGATTGTTTGTGTGTCTGATTGGCAACTTCAACTTTATAATCTTATTTCCGGGGTACCATATTCAGAATGTGTTGTAATTAAGAATGCCATCTATCCTATCGAGATGGGTGATAAGGAATATGATGGTACAGTTCGTTTAATCTATCATACTACACCTCATAGAGGTCTAGAGATCTTAGTACCAGTATTTGAAGAACTCTGCAAGATGCATGACAATATTCATCTAGATGTCTACTCATCATTTAAAATTTATGGATGGGAACAAAGAGATGAACAATATAAGATGTTATTTGATAGATGCAAAGAACATCCAAAGATCACATATCATGGATCAGTATCTAATGAAGAGATAAGAGAAGCGCTTAAGAAGTCTCATATCTTTGCTTATCCATCAATCTGGCCAGAGACTTCTTGTTTAGCAGTAATTGAAGCTATGTCAGCTAAGAATATTGTAGTGTGTCCTAACTATGCTGCACTTCCAGAAACTTGTGCTAATTTTGCTATGATGTATCCACATCACGAAAATAAAAATGCGCATGCGGTTCAATTTGCGCATACGCTTAATAATGCTATTACGGCAATT